GAATGGGTATATACAGAAGAACCCATTCATGAAATTACGTCGGTTTAAAATAGATGATGTTCGTGTAAGATGGCTTGATGATAATGAAATAAATCTCCTGTTACGCGCATGCGAGTCTTTGGGTGATTATGGGATGAAGGATATTTTAACCTTTGCTTTAAACACCGGGTTTAGAAAAGGGAATCTTGTTAGAGTTACGGCTAAGGATATTATAGGCAATCGGATACAGGCCCTTAAAACAAAGACAGGTGGAACGTATGATGTCCCTATAAACGGGATTATGCAGGAGCTTCTTCCAAGACTTATAACAGCCCATAAAACAGGCCCCCTTTTAGATTTTGTTAATTATCGTAGACGATATGATGCTGTTGTACGCTTAGCGGGATTATGGAGACCTGATAGACACCCAGAGGCCGTGACTATTCATACTATGAGGCATACCTTTACGGCTCAATGTCTTCGTCAAGGAATTGAGATAAATATGGTGTCCAAATGGCTCGACCATTACTCGGTGGATTTCACTCATAAACATTATGGCCACCTCTGTCCCAAGAGGGAAGAAAGCATGATTAATCTCTTGAAATTAGGGGATTCTTCCCCAGCCCCGGCATCAGCTGTTATTGAAAATTTAAAGACATTAGAATAAAAAAATTTAGTATAGGTCACATAACTATCACATGATTTAGGGGGCATCCGAATACTGGTTAGGGGATTCGGCTCTGCTCCCCATTTTGGAGGGATTATGGTTATGGAAGGCGATAAGATACTAGTAGAGCGGACATGTCGTTATTGTTACTGGGATTGGAAAGAGTATTTAGGGGCGGAGGAACTTAAAAAACTCTGCGAATGGAAACCTATTGGAGAATGCCCTAAATGTCTTGCTTTAACTTAAGGTATTCCTCAATTTGTCTCTCAAGAAGCCGGGATATAAAATGAGTTAGAGACATATCTTTTGTTTCTCTTGCTATCCTACGTAACAAAGCTTTGTTTTTAGGGGATAGAAACCCAGCCACCTGCTTCAGTCCTCGTTTATTGTGCCAATAGTCTTTCTTTCGCTGTTTCATCTAGTAAAATTAATCCATCTGTAAATGAAAAACCATGATTTTCATGCAATTATCAGGTGATTATTTATTCACCTAATTCTCATGTAACTATCACTTGATTCTCACACCTCCGTGCTACACTCTTCGCATGGAGGGATTATGAATAACGAACAACAAGCACTAATGCAGGGCGAAGAAATCTTTTATATTTTCTGTCTAAACTAACTTTGTAGACAAAATGTGGATGATGGGGGTTTCCATAAAACTCATTAAAATGAAATCAATACGTAAAATCAATCTATTATGGATTTAGTTTAAATAATGAGGAACGCCTTGAGAGGGCAGCGTCCTAGGCCGCTAGACGATGGGGGCATGATGAAAAGAGATAACATAATCGAAATTAACAAGCAAGAGACATTTATTTGTAACAGATTTTATTAAACATTTTAAATAGACAAAATAACACAAGATGAATTGTAGAGGAAATGTAGCGACCGTATTAAGAATAAATATCTATTGACAAAATGAATAACACATGGTATATTTACTTAAATCTTCTTAATATTCAAAGAAACAGTTTATTCAACCGCTTTAATAGGAGAATATTATGCAAATGATGCCTGGTGGTGATTGGGAGAGTTATCAAGATAGATTAAAATATCTACAATACCAAATGAAAAATATAGGTAGAAATAACTTTTACACTAAAGGGCAATCATTAGCTGAGTGGGCAGACGAAGCTAGGATTACATATCAAAGGGATGTCCTCCCCATTCTCAGCCGTGGATGTCGTCCAATGTTTGACCCATGGGGAAGCTATATAGGGGAATATGACCCTGAGGAAGATGCATCTCTTCAATTAAAGATATGTATGTATGATTTGACACAGGCTTTGCAAGGCCGTAAGCATCCAACTCAGGAGAAATGACATGTGCCCGAATTTGCGGCTGAATGAACTAATGGAAGATATTATATTAATTAATCAACTTGAATGTATTGAAAAAGTTGAAGAAGAAGACGAAGAATAGGCCTTTACATATAACTATATATAGTGTATACTAAATAGGAGAATGTATGCAAGCTAAAGATTGCCGAGAAGGGATTGAGTATCTGATACGAAAGCAAGGCACTAGAGCTGAATTTGATGTGGCTGAATGCATTGGATGGAACTATTCAAATGAATTTCTTTTGTTCCTTACATTCAATGAATATGGACAAAGAAAAATAAGAAGCATGGGCCCAGAGGAAGAGATTCAGCTTAAGAGTAAAAGGATCTAAAATATATCTAATAGATATAATAGATTCTTTGAAGTATCAAAAAAGGTACTTGAACGAAATAGCAAATAAATATTCGTAAATAGCGAATATGCTTAAAGGAGAAGAAAATGACTAAAACAGGTGTGTTAGAGGCAATTTCATATAAAAATCGTCGGGTTAAATTTGGAACTAATTGGTTTGCAGTGGATCCTTTTGTTAAGCTGGACAATTTGAAAATTAGCCAAGAATATTCAGCAGAATTTAACTCAGATAAAGGGATATTCTACATTGAGAAGTTCGCTCTACCCCAAGTGGCTGAGTAGTCGTCAATAATGACGAATAAAACACAATTTATAAGTTAATTCGACAGATATGACGATACTAGGAGAAATGAAATGAAAAAGATTATGTGGAGACATGGGGATGTACAAATCATAGCTACGGATGCAATTCCAGAAGATGCAAAGAAACTGGCTCGTAAAGAGCTGGCTTTTGGTGAAGTGACGGGACATGCCCACCGTACTGATTTAGGAGAACTGTTTGAAACCAAAGAGGGTAAGCTATATTTAAAGGTTTCTAAGCTCTCTAAAGTGTCACATGAAGAACATAAAACCATTACATTAAAACCAGGTAATTATCGAGTGGTGGTTAAACGTCAGTATAGTCCTACAGGATGGGAAAATGTCAAAGATTAATAAACTAACCGAAGAGCAAGAGTCTCGATTGGTTGAGTGGAAAGATAGGTGGATAAAAATAGGGTTGACAACTGGTGAAATGGATTTTGAACGGTTTGAAAAAGCGGCTAGGGCTTGTTATAAATTCGCCGGACTAAATTCAAATGTGCCTATTATTCGAGTTTCTTCTCCGATGGTTGGTGCTTTAGCTGCTCCTATTGCGGCATTGGTTATTGAGCAGTTGACTAAGAAAAAATCGTCGGCGGTGGATTCGGAGGTGCGTTCGGCGGTGGGTTCGGCGGTGGGTTCGGCGGTGAATTCGGCGGTGGATTCGGCGGTGCGTTCGGCGGTGTATTCGGCGGTGTATTCGGCGGTGTATTCGGAGGTGCATTCGGCGGTGGGTTCGGCGGTGTATTCGGAGGTGCATTCGGCGGTGGATTCGGCGGTGCGTTCGGAGGTGTATTCGGCGGTGTATTCGGCGGTGTATTCGGCGAAACCAAAAATTTTCTGGCACTATTGGCTGGGAGGCCAACTTTGGCCAGCGTGGGCGTCTTTTACTACCTTTTTTACTGATGTTTGTGGCTATAAATTTAAAAGCGACGTAAACCAACGCATAGCGGTTTATGCTGAAATCATTCAATCCGCTTGTTATTGGTGGCCCAATCAATCTTTCATTATGGTTTGTGAACGACCACAAGAAATTCATCGAGATCAAAATGGACAGCTTCATAATGATTCTGGCTTAGCAATCAAATGGCCGGATGGATGGGGCTTATGGATGCTGCATGGCACTAAAGTGAGCGAACGGATTGTCCTGCATACTGAAGAACTGTCCGCTGATGAAATCTCTAACGAAAAGAATAGTGAAGTGTCTAGAGCAATAGCCGAGAAATTAGGCTGGGATAGGTATATGAAGGTGTTAGGAACAACTTTAATAGACAAATGGTTTGACCCTTCTAAATGTCTCCATTATGAGCTCTATGATTTTAAAGAACGTAAATTCTCTCTAATGCCCCGACTTCTTAAAATGGAGTCCCCTGAAATACATGATGGGACGAGGCCTTATTACATTGAACCAGTGGATCCAGGGCTAAAGAGTTGTCAAGCTGCTCGGCGTTGGCAATTTCAAAAAGAGAATGGTGAATGGCCTACAGTACAGGAATGTAACGAAAATCCTTCTCTTGTCTTTGAGATTGAGGCCTAAGAGTTTACAGTTCCATCCTTACTGTAAACCGCACACAATTGACAAATATGTCAACTACTAACAATGAGGAAGTGCGATGAAAATTGGTAATTTATGGGATAAAGACGGAAATAAGATTCCTCCTATTCGTTCAATTCAGCTTATGGTGTTCGACGACTTATTGGTGTTTTTCGTATTGGGAGTAATGGTTGGGAGGTACCTTTAATGACCGACGATAACAGGGAGAGGGAATTAGATTTTGAACCAAAAGATGGCAACATTGTGGATTTAGGAAACCGTCTTGAAATTGCCATTGCTGAATGTGACGCATACAAAGACGATCTTCGTCATGAAATGGCGGGAACGGTAAAACTAGAGGCTGAACTCGACAAGCTAAGGGCGGAGAAAGAGGCGTATCGCCAAATGTATGTGGAACATCTCACAACCCAATGCCCTAATGTGAATAGAAGTTTCCCGATCATAGCGATTGAAAATGAACTTGATAAGGAAGCCCAAAAGATCCTCGCCAAATTTAAGGAGCCACTAAAATGAGCATGGCAGAGTTAATGCAAAGACGTTTATGTCAGCTGAAGGAAGAACTTGAGGCAAAGGATCAGTTACTTAGAGAGTTTGTAGGTGCTGCAAGAGGACTTTCATTTAGTGAAGATTGGAATGAAGGTACTCATGCAAAAATACATGGGTATAGACAGAAATTACTGGATGTTCTTACAAAAGCCACGGCCTTTTTAGGGGACGGAGAGAAGAAATGACTATTACCGAAGCTAGGAGAATTATACGAATTCACAACACTAAGAAATGTATATGTGGGGATGTGCTATGTGATTTTAGCTCTAGTTATGCATATGCTGTTGGATATCTTGATGGAGCTAAGCCGCTTCATAAGGCTATTAAGAAATCTAATAAGAAATACAAAAAGCTATATAAGCATTTGGGGGAAGGAAATGGATGCGGAAACAAAAGCCCTATTAAAGCGGTTGACTGAAGCATTAGAGGGTATTAATGCCGAGCTAAAGAGCATGAATACCGAAGGAGTCGTTGTGTTCGCTGGGAGTGATCACCTAGAAAACTAATATGAATTTATTAGCTTTCACTATATATATCGGCACCCTAACTTGTACGGCATATAGAAGTGTGCCTACACAAACTGACGATACTCCTTATGTTACATCTATTGGACATAGAGTTAATCCTACTGTTATAGCTGTTAGTCAAGATTTACTTAAAGATGGTATTGTTAAATATGGTGATGTTGTATATGTTGAAGGAACTGGGTATCGTATTGTTCAAGATTGTATGAATAAAAGACACAAGAAGCGGATAGATTTGTGGGTGGGATCAAAAGATGAAGAGTCAAAGATTTATCAAAAATATAAAGGCCGAGCGCCAAGGGTTTGGGTAGTAAAAACAAAGGAAATTTACGTAAATGCACAGCAAAAAAGAGAGAACAAATAAGAATTATGAGAAAGGGCAAAGCCCATACCAAGATTGGCTTAGTCAGCACAATGGATTTGATGCATTGGAAACAGACAATTTTTCAGAAGGAGCCTCTCCATGGGCTCCCGGTACTGTCTCCGAGAAAACCGAAGAACAGTTCAAGGCATTAAAGAAGATTGCCCCAAAGCTTAAAGGGCAACAGAAAGAGATTATTAAGATGGTGTTGTCTGGACAAACGTCTCAAACCGCTATTGGAGTGATGCTAGGTATTTCTCAGCAAAGAGTGGGGCGTATATTAAGACAGATTAGAAAGATAATTGAAGAGGAGATGGACGTATGATTCCAGCATTACTAGCAGCGCTACTTCCCAGTATATTTAAAGTTATAGATAAAGTTATACCGAACACCGAAGAGAAAGAGAAACTTAAGATTGAATTAGAATTGAGGCTAAAAGAACAAGAAATGGAGTTTGCAAAGCTCCTGCTCAGTGCAGATGCTTCTCAAGTTGAAATTAACAAAGTGGAAGCGGCCAGCTCTAGCTTGTTTGTCTCTGGATGGAGGCCCTTCGTTGGGTGGGTGTGTGCTTGTGGATTTGCTTGGGCAACGGTTGTACAACCTGTTTTTGTTTTCTTGTTAGCAGCTTTTCATCATCCGATGGTGACACCACAAATTCAAACCGAGGTACTTATTCAAGCATTATTTGGACTCTTAGGTATGGGTGGCTTTAGAATGATGGAGAAAAAATGGGGAGTGGCGACTAAATAAGAGTTGTGGATTTTTACTAAAGGAAAAAAAATGCAAAATAAATGTAAAACTCATGGTATTCAATATAAATATACAGACCCTGATGGTTGTTTGAGTTGTAAGAAATGTGACAGTGTAGCAGTTAGTTTTTTAGCCTTTTTAATGGTTGTTACAGTTATATTTTTGCTTGTGGTAGCTAAATAGGAGGCTGTATGGACTTCGTAAGAGAGTTTCAAAAACGAATGCGCGTTATTAACACTGACGGTGTTATCCAAGAGAGGCCAAAGTATAAGGCTGCTCCTAATGGGAAACTCTATAACATCCATAAACGCTCCCTTCCAGTAGGAACAGATAAGGTTGTTGGGATTGGTTTTACCCATGCTGAGGCCATTCACGCTGTTCAAACTCTCTTCAAGACAAAAGAAGAATTTACACAAGCCGATAGACGTTGGTGGTACTACGATGTTGTTCCTCAAGGAAATATTGAAGAAACAAATATTTATTGGAATCCAAAACAAATAGTTATAGGAGAAGAAAATGTCAGATAAACAAGTTATTACAGTTGAAAAACGTACGAAGTTTGGTGTTAGAGGGACAGATGGGCTTAATTACAGTATCAGTAAGTTTCTTAAAGATGTCACGCCCGATTCATTTGAAGAAGGTGCTCAGTATGAATTTGATGTGTATACCGGACCTAAAGGCGGGAAGAGTATTAATAAGTTTTTAAAACTCGATGGTGTTAAAACGTCTGTTCCTCCCATCCCAGCTCTTCCTAAGACTACTCTCACTGAAACTAAAGCTCCTATGGGTGAGACACCTGTTAAACCAGCTGTGAAGAAGACAGAAGACGAAAAAATGACAAAGGCTGACTGGGCTGATCGTAACCGTACTATTGAGCTACAAGCACTGCTTAAATCTACCTTAGAGTCGCCTAGTGTTGCACAATTGGTAGTTGGAAAGCGCCTTCAAGAAAGTTTGGAGATTCTCAAAGAAGTTTTTGAATTTTCACTACGCCTCTATGATTCAAAAAAATGAGTGCTTTTATTAGTTTAGTCGGTCAAACATTTACTCGACTTACGGTAGTTAAACATAATGGCTTTACAAATCGGAGAGATTATGCCCAAACCTCAGCGTAAATATCTTCGAGTCACGGAGGTTATAGATTTTGTTAACGCTAGTTGGTATCAGTACTGGGTAAAGAGTGTTGGTAGTGTTGAAGAATGTGAACGAATAACACGTGAAAGCTCAGCTTTTGGGACGGGAGTGCATAAGATGGTGGAGAACTATCTGATTGGCTCGCCGCTCCCGGAGCTATCTGAGAGACAAAAAGCATGCGGCTCGCTTCTTGTTAATTGGTGCAAAGAAACCCAAGCTAAGCCTCTTACCATCAATGACAGCCCAGCTGTGGAATGTACCCTTCAATGTGAGCGATACGGATACGAAGGCCATCCAGATCTTTTGTGTACATTTGGAGAAGATACAACCCCATGGATTATTGATTGGAAAACAAGCAAAGAGTTTAAGCTTGGGTACTATTTACAAGCAGCTGCTTATGCTCATGCAGCTCGAATCGAGCATGGTATCACTATTAAAGACGGGGCTATATTAAGAGTGGAAAAAGATCCCAATAAAAAAGTGCAATTTGAGGTAATTGAAATGCATGATTTAGAAGAGAAATATTTCCCTATTTTTTTAGCTGCTCTTGACGTAGTGAATTTCTTTAAGAAAAGGGACAAATGGAAGGTGAAGAGAGGTGAGTGATACATCCCTCTTAGATTGGGCTCTATTTTATGTGCGTCAAGGCCTATCCATTATTCCCATTTCACCTAAAGAGAAAATTCCATTAGTGCTATGGAAAGACTTTCAAGGGAGACAAGCAAGTGAAGAAGAAATTAAAAAGTGGTGGGAAACGTGGCCAACAGCAGACATTGGATGTATCACAGGCCCTATTAGCAAGCGGCTCATACTCGATATTGATGGAGAAGATGGACGAAAATCAGTTTCATCGTATGCTATCCCTGTTACGGCAACTACCCGCACACTTCGGGGCCTGCAGCATCACTTTAAATATCCCGATGGCCTTACTGCCAAAACCACAATCGGAGGGCTGTTGCCGGGGGTCGATGTTCGAGGTGCTGGGGGATATTGCAAGCTTCCCCCAAGTTGTTTCTCAGACAATTCAGGGCGATATGCCTGGGAAAATGAGGAGTCTTTGGCGGAGGCTCCACCATGGCTTATTGAACTCTTAGATAAAAGAGATTACCTAACAGCTCCTACTTCTCCACAAGTGTTAGGTAACACAGACTTATGGATTGAAGAGACATTACAGGGAGTGGGTGAAGGAGATAGGCATGGAGCTTTGCTGAAGCTGTTCGGCTACTATGCTAACACTATGCCTCTAGACCTTGCTTCAGCCCACATTCGAGAATGGAATAAAAATAACCAACCTCCAATGTCTCCAGATCGCCTTGAAGCAACACTAAAAGATTTAACCGAGAGATTTCAGAAGGGGGAATACACCAGTACTTTTGTAGAGAAAATTAAGGCTCAGCCGAGAAATGTATCTCTTCTGTCTGCAACACAGCTTGTTACTCAATATAACAAGCCCCCTAAGTTTCTAGTACCAGGACTCATTCCACAAAATACCCGGACAATCTTTGCTGGCTGGCAAGGACGAGGAAAGAGTTTTATCACCACTGATTTAGTAATTGAAATTGCAAGGAAGAAAGGATATGGAAAATGGCTTGGAGAGTTTGACGTGGCCCATGGCCCGGTTATATATGTGGATAATGAGAACGCGAGAAACCTTGCTTCTCATAGGCTTTCTCAGCTTCTTGCTCCTAAAGGACTCCAGTCTAATGATTTGGATTTACATTTTGTTATCGGAAACCATCTTAAATTGTCCGATGAAAGAGACTACCTTTGGCTTAAAGAGCAAATAGCTAAAGTAAAACCAGTATTAGTTGTTATTGATTCTCTTGCATCATGCCACACGCTCGACGAAAACTCCAGTAAAGACACTCGATATTTCTTCGACGAGTTAATTCTTCCCTTATGTGAAGAGTATGGTTGTGGGATGTTGTTTATTCATCATGAGAACAAAGGAACTCCTGGGGTACAACTGTCGGGGGGAAAACGTGTTAGAGGTTCTTCTGCCCACGGAGACGCTGTGGATCAAATTATTTCTTTGAATGAAAAGGATGGGGTAGTTTTCTTGGAACACAGCAAACGGCGCTATACAAAGAAGCATCCAGACTTTGCAATTTCTATTGAGGAAAATAGTAGTGGGTTTATTGTTCGAAACTCTGGGTATTTATAATGAATGTTATTATTGATTCTGGTGAATATCCTAAAGAAACCATATTGGTTTGTGATGTTGAAACTAATGGCAAAGAAGGGGATGAGTTAGAGATTGTATGTATTGGTGTATCAGGTAATGGGGAAGATGTATATGTATATTTTAATATACATGCTGATTTAATCAATCTTCTAAGAACCTCCAGGCTAGTATGTCACAACGCTAAAGGTGCAGAGATTCCTTGGCTCGCTCGGTATGGAGTAACGATTGAGCATCTTCATGACGACACCCAGATAATGGCCTATGTTTCAGACTCTTCTAGAAAGACCTATGGGCTTAAGAAGTTATCTGAAGATATGTTCGGAGCTGTATGGCCTACATACGATGAACTCACTACAGACAAGAAACTGATTGAAGAGGCCTGTTTAAACAACCCTGATTTGTACGCCATTGGAAAGAAAGGTTCACAACTATTACCGAGGCAGCTGTCTCTTAAAGATCTTCCTAAAGAAATTGTAGCGAATTACAACGCCCAAGACATTTATTGGACCTATAAACTTTGGATGTATTTTAGAGAGCATTTTAATGCTGTTCAGTGGAATTTTTACCGGACAATAGAACTGCCCATGACAAAACTGATTTACGAAATGGAACAACAGGGTGTCATGATTGATACCAAAGCCATAAGGAGAATTCATAATGAGCACTCGAAAGAAAGACGGAAAGCGAAGAAAGGTTTTATTGAAACAATCGGAATCCAGGGAATCAATCCAAATAGCCCGAAGCAACTACTTGATGGGTTTCGAAGATGCGGTATTGTTACTCAATCCACAGCTGAAGAAGCACTCCAACCTTTCTCTGACAAACCTGTTGTCGCAAATCTCCTTAAATACCGAAAACACCAAAAAGTCTGCTCTACATACACTATACCGTTATACGTTAATGCAGTTAAAGACAAAGATAATCGAATACATGCGAGGTTTAGTCAGAATACAATTACGGGACGTTTATCGTCGAGTGATCCGGTTAATCTCCAAAATCAACCGCAAGCTGTTAGGGAGGCCTTTATCGCTAAAGAAGGTCATAGCCTCATCGGCGCAGATTGGAGCAACATTGAACTCAGACTCCCCGCTCATTTTGCCGGAGAAATGGGCTTCATCGAAGAACTATCGAAACATGATGGCGACTTACACAATAGGACCGCTAGGCTCCTTTTCGGAGATAATGTATTTTCCATCCCAGAGGCTCAGTTTAAAGAAAAAAGAGCGAAAGCAAAAACATGTAATTTCCTCCTCACAAACAGTGGGACCGCTAAAAGACTTGCCTCAGAGCTTCAAGTTGAAGAAGAAGAAGCAAAAGAGCTCTACAAGAAGTTCTGGGAAGGTTACCATACCCTTGCCGAGTGGATGGCACATGAGAAACGGCAAGCTCGCTCCTTGGGGGGCATAAGTACTTGGTTTGGGCGGTGGGTGAATATCCCACAACTTAAACTAACTTGTGGACGTTCTAACTGTTCTTCTCTACCTGGGTTTTGTAAACAGTGTTTCATGAGAGAAGAAGCAGAGCGAAGCGCTATAAGCATTCGAGTACAGGGTACAGCTGCTGATATGTGCAAACTAGCTGCTTTAAGGATGCAAAAAGAGAAAGGCATAGTACCTGTATTAGCTGTCCATGATGAGCTTGATTATGAAATTAGTGATGATAAAGTACTTGAAATATCTGAATATGTGCTGTATACTATGTCTAATATCACTACTCTTAATGTTCCATTAGTTGTGAATGTTAAAACAGGTAAGAGCTGGTCGGAGGCACATTAATGCTTAATTTGTATCAATGGTGGATAGGGCCTTCTCTCTCTGTGTATCCAGCTTTACCTATGACAAATAAGACAGGGAAACAAATCTGGGCCACTTATCGTCGTCAACGAAAAACTTACATAACCTATGGGGTTAAAGTAAATAGTCCGGTGCCCGGAGAAGGTATTAAAGATAATAAGAAAGTGATCGGTAATCGTCCCGGAGTGACAGGAGATATGATTTGGGCGAAGGATGGAAAACAGATACGTAAAAGCCAAGCCTTTGTGTTCCCAAGAGATGGAATGAAGAGTCAGGGAAGTATCTTTGAAATGGTGAAAGCTAGAGGAAGTTTGTGGAAAATCACGGTGTTTATTAACCCTAAGCCGGGGTTTATAGCCAAGCATCAAAGTGATTTTGTGTGTAGGAATGAAGTACAGGCCGCAAAGTTTCTTTCTAATAATTTTTTGTCTCGAAAACAGAGAGTGCTATGGAGACTTAAGTTTTGGTTCCCTAGTATGTGGAAGGATTTTAAGAACAAACTGAGCGAATTAGTTAGGTAAGTAAAGCGGTTTAATTTGGAGGAATGATGAGAACTAGAGGCCGACAAGTGAGACTCACTAAAGAGAAGCTGGAAAAGAGGCTTTCAAAGATTGAAAGACGTATGAAAGAACTAGCTGAGAATGCATTTATTATACGTAATCTTATAGATTCTATTACACCTAAAGAGGAGACATCCAATGCCTTACTTGACAGACCAGCGCAAGAAATTACTCTCTGAGGATCCGTTACAGGCCACTGAGCCTGGTGATTGGAATTATTTATATACTCAGGCCTATTTGCATGTTTTTGCACGAGAGCCTAAATACGAAACCATCTATAGACTCAACACCTTCCCATTTGAATATCCAGAGGTGGTGGATGTGGCTACAACTCTTCATAACAACGGAGTGTCGGCCATTGAACGGCACGGAGCCATGGAAGTGGCTTATGACGAGTTTTATCGTCGAGTTGGTGGTATTTATGAGGATGAATGCATAGCACGTAATGGTGATCTTAAAGAGTACGATAAGGTTTTAGATATTATTGATGAAAAATTTAGAGATAAGGAAGGTAATCAAAAATGACTCTTGGTACAACGGTTGATGTAAAGAGAGAGAATTTCGATAAGTTTGCTGAGCTTATTAGTAATCAGTTCAATCATGGTGGAGATAAATACAAGCTTCCTGGTTTTAATGATCGTGAAGCTACAGATGTGATTTCCTCAGTATTTGGTGGAGACACTGAGTTTGATTGGATCCTTGGAACCATGATGAAGTACTTATTTCGTTTTAAGAATTTTCAGAGAGAAAAGGACCTTCTTAAAATAGCCACCTACTGCTACATTCTGTGGCTTAAGCAAGGCAATCATTTGAGCGAGTCCCATGATGAAGACACAGCAGTTCCACAACCAAGATATGACTTGAGGCAGGGATAATATGAGCCTATTTAGACAAATGAGACTAGCCGGGTCAGTGGTGATGCTAATCGGCGCTTTGTTGGGCAGTTCAAACGGTTTAATTCTTTGCTTGATTGGGTTTATGGTACTTATTTTGGGACTAGTATATTCAGTCACGGCTCTTGAGGAAAAGTTTAATGAAAAAGAAAAGGAGTCTTAGGTCAATAATTTTAAGTGGGTTGGGAAAATCCTGGATTTATTGGCCACCAAGACTAGAGGCTAAAAAGAGGGCTAAGCATCCCACAAAAAAAGGTTGGTATGTCTGTGAAAACTGCAAAGAAGAAAGAGAGCGTATTGAGATCGACCACAAAATTCCTTGTATCCGTCCTGCTGAGGGTTTCACTACTTGGGATGAATATATTAAGCGTCGTTTTGTTGAAACTTCTGAAGAGCTTTCAGCTATTTGCCATGAGTGTCATCAAGAAAAATCTAAAAAAGAAAACAAGATCCGTAGGGAAACGAAGAAAGCTAATCGTAACCGGGGCTGATATGGACGAATGGCTCAAAAGGAGCAAGCCGTATGATATTGCTTAGTTATCAATTTGACAAAGACAGCCCAAAAACAACTGTCGAATTATCAGCAGAAAGTACTCTTCCTCAAGTACTTGAAGCTATCCAGTTATTTTTAGCGGGCGCGGGTTACTATGTGAATGGCGAATTAGTTATTGAAGAAGACGCTTTAAATAAGGATCAATAAATGAAAGTTAAAGAACTAGTTTTTGATATCGAGACAGCGCCGCTCACTACATATGCCTGGGGGCTGCATGAGCAAAATCTTAATTTAGGTCTCTTAAAAAAGGATTGGTCTATATTGGCTTGGGCGGGAAAATGGCGAGGGGAGCCTTCTTCTAAGATTCAATATATGGACAATAGGCAGTGTAAAGATCCTCAAGATGATAAAGCCATTGTCATTGGCCTTTGGAAGCTTCTAAACCAGGCTGATATTGTCATCACCCAGAATGGGGATAAATTTGACATTAAGAAATTTAATGCTAGGGCCGTAATGCATGGTCTTCCTCCTGTTAAACCTTTTAAAAGTACTGATCTTTTGAAAGAAAGTCGAAAAGTGTTTAGTTTTACTTCTCATTCCTTAGAGTATTTGTCTCGAATGTTTAATGTTAAGTACAAAAAACTTAAACATAAGAAATTCCCTGGATTTGAGCTGTGGAAGGCTGTTTTAGCCGGAAACAAACAGGCTTGGGCTGAGATGAGAAAATATTGCATTCATGATGTCCTCTCGACCGAAGAACTGTTTGAGAGGCTCCGAGGATGGATTAAAACCCAGAACCTAGCAGTTTATTATGAGGACGATATTGTTAGGTGTCGGTGTGGTAGTACCAATCTTGTCCCCCGTGGATACGCCCGTACTGATACGGGAAAATTCCGTATCTATCATTGTAAAGAGTGTGGGAAGTGGCCACGAGGCGCTGAGAATCTTTTGTCTACAGAAAAAAAGAAAGCCCTTTTAAAGGAGAAATCGTGAAAAAGTTTATTGCCCTATTTGCCCTGTCTTTGGCTGCCTGTTCTAATTATAATGACAGATTTGTTGATGTAGTTAATGACTCACAAAGAAAAACTGTAATGATAGAAGTACAAACTGTTATGAAACAAACTATGCTTTCATTTGATGGGGAAAAATTCTCTGTCCATACTGAAACAGTTCCTGTTACTTTTGTAGGTGCTGGGGTGTTTATTAGCCATAACGGCCATGTATTGACTTGTGCTCACCTGTTTAATGTCGGATTGAGTACCACCATTACAGTGATAAAATATGGAGATAGTCGAGTGCCCGCTGAAGTGTTGTACAAAGATACCGGGAAAGACTTAGCCCTCCTTAAAATACCTGTTTCTTGGTTCACTCCTAAAGCCTCTCTCTCTAGAGGCAGGCTGCAAGTGGGACAGGAAATCATCACTATTGGTAACCCGGCTGGACTAAACTTTAGCTCCTCCCATGGAATGATTAGCCATCTGAATAGAAACATCTATGAACGCTACACCTATACACAGTCTGATCTTCCTACCAATGGTGGGAACAGTGGGGGGCCTGTGTTTAACTTAAATGGGGAACTTATTGGTCTTAGTGCCATGAAACTATCAGACGCAGATGGGATGTCATTTGCCATCACTCCCGATACTATCCGTATCTTCCTCAGTACCTTTAGAGGCTTAGACGAATGATTCTTTGGAATATGGATGTAGACACTGCTATTGAGTTCTATAAACGCTGTATGGAGCGTAATGCAGAAACTGAAGAAGAGCGTGTAGAAATTCTTACAGAACTTGCTGAAGAAGGACGTATAAATTGTGTTAGTCAAACCAATCGTACCCCTGAGCAAGTGGCAGAGGATATGTCTAAAAATTATGGAAATACTCTATTCCTAAGAGCCGATGGAGAACATGATGTTAAAGGTGAATAGCCCTGTATCCAAGCATTGGCCCATTACCAGTCCTTATGGAATGCGTGTAGACCCCATCACTAAGCAAGATGTAGCCATGCATTATGGGATTGATTTTGGAGTGCCAGAAGGCACCCCAGTGGTGGCTGCTGTGTCCGGCATGGTGTACAAAGCTGGCTGGCAGGATGAAGAAAACCATGAAAAGGGTTTTGGATTACGAGTTTGGCAGATTGTAACAATCGACGGGGTTAAATATTCAGTGTTTTATGCCCATTTGTCCAAGCTTGAAATAGCCGAAGGCACTCTTGTTATAGCCGGAACCCGTATTGGCCTTAGTGGGAACACTGGCAAGTCATCGGGCCCACACCTCCATTTCGAATGTCGTAAATCTGAAGGAAAGGGAGTACCAATTGAGTTTCTTTAAACCCAGACCCCCAAGACATAATCATCTATCCCCTAACCCATACACATATGACGAAGAATACGTTCAGTCTTGCGAAATGTGTGAGGAGCTTCTTGTGGAGGCTATGGATGATGGCCGGGCCTGTAGGAAACATCCCTTCTCCTATTATGAAGTGGACAGAAAATACTGTGAGGATTGTTCGGAGGAATAATGGACGGAAATACTAGCCCACAAATAGCTACAGAAAATAGTCAATGTGCTGAATGTAAGCGCACCATCTATTCGAATGAAAAATATGGAGCACATGGGCTGTGCTCTCAATGTATGGAGGACGAGCATCATGGTGGATAATTATGCCTCTTAGTGCGTTGCCGCCGTGGATTAAAGACCAAGCCGAGGGCACTACAACCGATTGGAATAATTCCATCCAAAAGAAATGGAAGAAGAGTTGGTTTGCCTATGGGCCCAGAGCCACAGAATCATGGGCGAAATGGCGTGAATGGCCCATCACTCTTTTTGCTTTATTTGGAAAAGGACCAGCTAGGTTTGAGGGGGAAGGATGGGAGAGGGATAGTGGCTTTCAGGAAGGAGCGAGAATGGGACATCTGTGGAGATTTGATCCGGCTAAGATGAAACTCTTTAGGCCTGTATATTTGTCAGCCATTCAATACTGGGCCAAATGGCACATTCAAATCCAATGGCCTTTCTTTATAGCTTTTCATTATTACATTGATTCTGTGCCTAAGTATCCAGAGCCCTCCGCTAATAAGAGGGTGTTTTATTTTCGTTTCGGGTGCCGCCGGGACGCAGACAAGGTGTATTGGTTTCCAAGCATCTTTATAGGCCTCACTTTTAACTAGGAGAAATATGAGTTCAGAAAAAGATGTAAATGCATTCATGTGCTCTGTTTGTCACACACAAAGTATAAAAACTGATGGGTATTATCATAGTTTTAGGCGAGACAACGCTATGCGTATATGCGTATATTGCTACGAAAATGGTGTTGTTTGGGCTGCCCAACAGGCCTATAAGGGGGAGAAAAAATGAAACTTCCATGGCTGTGGATGTGCAAATGGCTACATTATAGATTCTGGGATAGAAGCTTATTTAAAGACAGCTATATTACATATTGCAATATATGCGATGTATTTTGGAGGGAATAATGAAGGTGGTTATTGAACAAAAGAAGAATGGCTATGTTGTGACAATGAATGGGTTTATTAAGGTGAGTGGGGAATATGTGTTTAAAGCCACTGAAATCATCACTATGTTAGAGTTTGTAGGAAGTGCTGTGGAAGGAGCTAAGGTGGAGGTGGTGCGGAAATGAAACTTTCAGCCATTAAGAAAATAAGGGATTTACATAATAAGGTTGTACATGCTCCTTCTCATAAAAGAGAAGATGAGTGCTATTCAGATGTTGAGTTTTTAAAAGAAGATAAAGTTATTAAAAAGATTAAAAGCCAGTCTTTGCTACAGCTAGTGTGTCCCAAATGTTTTCCGCTCAATTCCTTGTTATTTAAGCTTCCTTTACGTCCTTCGGAGATGTATGCATTGGACTATCCTAAAGTAACTGAGATCAGACAAGGGTAAGAAATAAATGCCCTATATTCGTTTATTAGACAAATATAAGGCATCTATTTAAGTCATCATTAAAAATAAGCAATATAACCCACTGCCCTGAGTAACCCGCCATTCTACCTACCACAACCCCCACAACCGCAGCGTTTCGTTAAATGCCCCTTTTTGAAGCATTCAGGTTTCTCTGTTTGAGGTTTGAAGATGAACACCCAATCGCACTCCTTACATGGAGCCACTAGCAAATCCTCGAAGAATCTCTCTCCTAGCTTACTCTTACAAACCGGACATCTAACAGGTTCTTTTTGTTCATAGGGCTGACGTTTCCAGAGCATGTCATACCCCTATTTCATGGCCGTAAGAATCATAGACACTACCGCCGTCCCTACAATCCCCGCCATTCCCCCCGCTATAGCTGCTTTTACCTTCAGTCCTTCAACAACAGGTATAAGAATATCTATCTTATTCTCTAGCTTATCAAGTTTATCCAAAATAATAGATTGCACAGTATGCTTATTCATATCTATTTCCTTTTTATTGAAAAAAATCAAATCCTAGTTTAGCCGTAGTACCACCAACAGCGCCTGCTGTGGCTATCTTGGCTAGATGCTTTAAAGCCTGAATCATCTTCTGCTTTTTAGTCAAAGCAGGAGCATTATCAGCTTCCATTCTCTTAATGAGTAAGGAATCGATATATTCTTTCTGAAGTTTCTCTCTGGCTGCCTTACTTTTAAGTTTCTCTGCTTCAAAGAAGTCTCGGCGTTGCTCTTGCGAGAATAGTTTTTCAGCTTTCTGCTTACGGGCCATCACCTGCTTGAACATAGCCTCATGTTCCAGCTCGGCTTTAATCGGAGAGAGAATTTCTTTTCCAGCTTCTTTCTCTAACTTTCCAATGGCTATTCCTTTGGCTTCGTCTCCTGCAATACCCACTTCCTTCATTCCACCCTTAGCAATCTTGTAGAGAATAGCCCTCTGTTTTTCGGGGTCTTGGAGGGCAGTTCCTAATTCTTTTTGGAGCTGTTTATAGGCTCCATATTCGGCTCTCACCTCAAGGAGTTTCTTTCCTCCTGGAAGAGCCTCAATTTCTTTAAGCACCTTGTTTTGCAAATTGAACATTCCCTGCTGGCTGGCTGGATCGGCATAATTGATGTTCTGTCCAATTTCCTTGTTCAATTGCCAGAGTTTAGAAAGACGTTCTTTCCGAGAAAGGCCGGGAATAAGCTCTGTTTGCTCGATACCAGTAGAGGCATCAACACTTACAACCTGTTTTCGAGGTTTTCTAGACGCAAAGATTTCGTCATAATCCGTTTGAAGTTCCTGGGGATTACGGAGTTTAAGTCCTTCCTGTTGGACATTCTCTGTATAGAGTCTTTCAGCAAGCCGATATTTAGCCTTGGCTTTATTGGTCAAGCCATCCAAAGCAGAATTAAATTTCTTAGCTGAAGCAGAAGCCACTTCACCCACTTTAGGGGCACGCGGGGTTGGCTCAGGAAGAGCTAAGGTTTTTTGGGGAACGGGCACTTTCATTGGAGGCACTTCTCTTAAATTGGCTAATGCCTCGGCATCGGCAGCTGAAGCCGCTGCTTTTGCAGCACGTCCTCCTCGAATTAGCCCACTCCCACCAGCAACAGCTCCAGCTATTTCTTGGGCCATTTGAACACCTGTTCCTAAAGCAGCGGAAAAAGTGGGATTGGCCCCATGCTGAGCCATTTGGGTAGCAAGGGTTTCTCCTCCTTTATCGAGGAGGCCTTGAAGTTGCTCAGGAGCCTGTACAGCTCCTACAATTGGTATTTGATTAACGGCGTTACTGATTATTGGGTTTTGTTCAATTTTATTGATTACATGACCAGCACCGGCTATTGCTTGATTTGTATTAGGGTAAAAAGCTTCTAATCCTTTAGACAGGCCCTGACCAACAAAGTTTCCAACAGCACCTTCTACTTTTCGAATAGTTTCCGCTGTTTGTTGAAGACCGTCTGGTTTACTCTCATCAAAACTAACATCAGAATATTGAGGGAATTTACTCACCATCTTCTGTGCCAATGTTTTGTTATCCATGTCGTCATAAGCGCCTGGATATTTAGATTTAATCTTTTCAGCGAATTCGTTGAAGTTCATTAGCGTATCCCAAGAGGATCATTATTATCAGTTTCAGGAGAAACAGACGGAGAAGTGTTAACTCCTGTATACCCGGCTTGTTTTAGGTTTCCTTGGCGAAGTTTGAGTGACTTAGCCAATAACTCTCTTGAAAGTTTCAATTTAGCTTTAAAGTCTGTAACGGACATCTTCTCATTAGGAAGTTGTTTCATAATACGAGCAGCCTCAGGCTCACTCATTTGAGCACCTGTAATGGCTTTAATCATCGAATTACGATAGGAATTAACAGCCGAGATAAAATTAGCTCTTTTATCTGATGCCGTGACATCAAATATTTGAGCAGCTGTATTAAGTCTTCCAGCCACTGGGCCCACAAAATTATTATCAATATTTTTTTGCACTTCAGCCAAAGCTAGATCCACTGTACCTAAATCAGATTGTTTACCAAGTTCAGTTTCTGAGGGCCTTTCGGGTTTAGGCTGTATTCCACCTTTAGGGGCTTGTACAGTGTTTAGAGCTGTTGAAGAGGCTGGAAGAGCTTTACTATTAAATGTTACTGGATTTTGATTTTCGTCATATCCAGTAATTGAATTATTTGGTTTATAGGTAGAAAGAGCCTCAGCTGCTTGTTGGAGTGTCATCTCACCTGAATTAACTTTAGAGGTTAAGAGAGATTCGAAAGACCGGGGAGGAGTGCCATTAAAACTCGGCCCAGGAATTAGCTGCTCGGCTAGTTGTTTAGCAAAACTCTCTGGAGCTATATTAACAGATGCACGAATTTGTTCTTGCTTATTAACATTTGGAGCGGAAATCATTGGAGAAGGCTGTCCAGGCATAGAAGGTCCTTCCACGGGGGTTTGAATGGGGGGAACTTGAGCTGACAAAGAATCAGAAAGATTTCTAATCCAATCTTTCTTTTGACGAAGTTTAGAGGCTTCAATAGATGAAGACACCATAGAACTAGTAATTGTTGCTACATCTTTTATGCCTTGCATCTTTTGAGCATAATCTTTGTTTTCTTGCTCAGCTTTTAATTGAGCCTGTTTCTGTGCTAATGCAGCAATGGCTGTGGGATCAATTGATCCTTGCATTCTAAAATCAGTCATATTAAGCCGCCTTCGAAGAACCAGCTAATCCACCAGCAACAGCGCCGCCTGCAACACCCCAAGGACCTAACCCAGCACCAGCAACCGCTCCAGTGGCTGCACCACTAAGACCTGCCTTTCCTTTAGAAGGGGCATTAGGCTTTAATTGAGCATATTGATCCCCGAGTTCTCGGCCTGTTCGCACTTGTCTTTCATAATCTTCCATAGAAAATTGACGGCCTAAAGCAGAATCTCTAGCTTGGTTATAAGCATTCTGTATTTCTTTGAAGTCTGTTAAATCCTGTTGCTCAGCCTGTAATCCAGCCTGTCCTAAAGCATTAGCACTCTGTTCGGCCAAACCTCTTTGTTCTCTAGCAATGGCATTCCCAAGTTCAGACGAACGAAGGAGACCCTTTGCATTTAGTTCTTCTTGGATGTAAGGAGACTTTTCAGACAGGATTTGATTGTTCTGTTGAGTAATGAGACTGGAGAGGTCGTTAAGATAGGTTTTACGTTTCCCGGCTCTTTCATTGGCGGCTTGAACGGCAAGCTGTTGCTGAAGCGCCGCTTCTTGGGCAATCTTAGCTGCATCAGCAGCTGCTGAAGACCCATCGGTACGAAGTCCTCCGTCTGGAGCTGGGTTGTTAGGGTTTCCAGTGAATACTGGGCTGGTTCCTGTTTGATTCGTGGGGGTAACGGCTCCTGGGGTTGTGCCCGGTTGAGGGACACTTGGAACAGTTCCGGGAGTAGTGCCCGGTTGAGGAGTGCCGGGAACAACGCCTGGATTAACTTGAGGGATGGGGGCTTGCCGCACTCGTTGAATAGGGGCTAAGAGAGGATCGAACATCCCGGTTTGAATATCCTGTTGTGTAGGAAGAACTGCATCTGGAAGCTTGGCGTATTCCTGCCTACTAAAAGGCATACCCAGTTTTCCACCAGCATCTCCAAAGCCGTCATTAACAAGGCTCTGCCATATTCCACCACTCCCACCACGGCCAGCAGCAGCAACAGCCGCCGCCTGAGTGGCTTTCACCAATGGGGCAGCAAGTTCTTGATATTCACTTAAGGGAAGTTGTCCTGAAGCCACTTGGTTCTTAAGCTCCCTAAGCATCTGGTCCCCATACACCACTTTCCCTTCTCCATAAGTTCCTGGAGCCGGAATCTTGCCGGGGTTACGTGCGAATTCACGAATTTCGTCTAATGTAAATGCCATGTTATAAGTCCTCTTTTAATATTTTCAGATATTCGTGCCAGCCTTTCCCCAAAAACCGACAATATGCCTGTGTCCCTCTCGATGACGGGATTAAAATGTGTTTGCACATTAACTTCTTTGCATCTGTTCTCATTGCTTGAAACCATTCTTTTGGATAAGGAGTGCGTCTGTATGAACGAGCTACCCAGGCATCCGTCATCCAATAACAGAGGGAGTTATCCACATCCTTACTAACATGTGTCAAACTCCAAGCAATCACTTCGCCCTTTTCCTCAGCCAGCCAAAAAAATGTATTTGGATTATTTTTGAATATAACAACAGATGCTATAGCATCAGTAAGTTGTTGTTTTAATCCGTTAATATTAGTGCTAGTAGGATCAATCCTACAGTCGCTAACAAAAGAATTGATGGCTCTATCAATGGCTCCAGCATTAAGTGTTTCCGGTATCGAATTAACTTTTCGAAGCAGGTTCAAGGGAAGTCTCCACTTTCTTGTCCTCATTCATTAGTATCTGATACAGGTTATTCCAGACATCAATCTGTCCTTGTAGCCTTATTAATGTAGCTTTCACTTCTTCTAATTTAAGTTCCATTTGTTTCTCCCTTTAACTGTTCTGTAATGTCAAACTAGTTGCACTAACTGTGTATGTTCCGCCGCCCATTTGTAGTTGGATAATTCCCGTTGATGACTGTGTATATGTTCGAGTATCAGGCCCACCCGACACGGCAGAACTTACCACTGTCGGAGCTACTGTTGAGTACACACACGCTATAATGTCTAAAAATTGTTTAGTACCTGTAACACCACGAACTAAAATTAATTGACCATCCCCAAATATTGTTGAAAAAATTGTTTTTGCGGCTGTTGTAACTGAGGTGGTTTGTTTTTCTACGGCAAAAATACTATTTCCAGCACCGCTAGTAAGAAGAAATGGGACGTAAGTTACGTCATGTGATGTACCGGATGTGTAGAACTCGGCTGCTTTTACTCCATTTAAAGCAATGCCAATCTTGTTGGAGGCTGTACGATAGGCTCCAGTTGCAGAATCTCCTAAGTTCCAAGAGGGTGTAGAGACGGCTCCATTAGCGAAAGTTGCTGTGCCTTGTACTGTAAAAGCATTGTGGACCGTAACGAGTCCATTTTTATCAATAGTTAAGCGTGTGCTCGGGGTAACATTATTCGTAGCAGATGTATAAAAATAAATACTACTGCTTGCATTGAGTGTTTCCAAAAAAATCCACGCAGCTGACTGGCCGGTTTTTTTGCTTACTCCAGTCGAGTAAGAGCGATTAGCACAAAGAATAGTATCAGACGCCGTTGTATTGTCACTAAAGTCGAGGTAAGATTCTTGCCCACTTGTAGTTCCGGTAAGAACTAAATGAGTGGAATTAGTTGTAGCAATGGACAATATAGGCGCTGAAGTAAATGTTTTTACCCCGGCAATCGTCTGATCTGCAATAGTCCCTACAACTGAATAGTCCCCACTTAAATCTGGGAAAGTGACGGTTCTTGACGAAGAGGCCGGAGTAGGGGCAGTTAAAGTAACAGTCCTCGTTGTTCCAAGTATAAGTTGATTACTTGTAGCTGTAAGCATCTCACTGACAAATGTTGGAGTTGCTCCAGTGTGGATATTCTGTGGAGTTGAAAAAGTAACGGCTCCTGTTGCTCCACTGACACTAACTTGGTTAGCTGTTCCAATTGCCGAGGTAACACCAATATTATTAACAACAACCGTACTACCAGCCCCATTATCAACTAAAGAAATTGCTGTTCCTGCCGTTAATACTCGTTCGTTAGTTAAAGTACTATTTGTACTCAACGTTACATAGGTTGCACCAATTGGAGCCAATGTAGCTAGTTCAGTATTTATTAATCCAATTAAAGAATCGAACTGAAACTGGACATCTTTACACAAAGCATAGTCTGCTGGTGGTTGAACATAGTTTGGAGTTATAGACATATACTAAGAAGCGGAAAGCCTCTTTTGTCCATATACTTTTCCACTCAATAAACAACTAGACACTTTAAAATTATTAACCCCGTCCCCAGTCATGGCCAAATCAAATTGAAAATAATTTCCTCTCCCGGTTAAGCTGACTCTCGTCGATTTACCTACCTCAGTGCTAGTAAGACTACTAGGGATAGTTGTACTTTTAGTAAAGGCAATAAAATTAAAACCATATGTTAGGGTGATAGTGGCACTTGTAGGCGAACAATTTAATGTAAACCTAGATGGTTGAATTATTTCATCTGCGGTAGCCGGTTGAATCCAGCCACTTCTCCAAGAAGGATTTGGAGTATTGCCACTACTTAATGCATCTGTTAGTGTAGAAGTACCCAATGTGCCTACATTGCCAGAAAATGTTCCAGCGTACACAATATTGGTAGTATTATTTCTAACACTTGCCCGCATATCATACCCAGTACTATTTCTTAACCAGCACTTATTCAAAAGATCCCAAATGATTGCATAGTAATTACCATTAACGGCGTCTTCAGTAATCCAAACAAGCCAATCATAGTCGGCACCTTTTTGCCTAAACCCGTGAATAAAATTAGACCCGGCCCCAGCAATACCGAGAGGGCTAAGGCTCCACAAATCGTCGGCATGGTTTGGATAAGACTGAACAGAAGTTCCCGTAGTTGAATGCATCCGAGCGTCAGAGCCAACCCAATACACCGTACCATCTATAGCCACAACACAATTTTTACCTGGTGCGCCGATTCCGTCAAATAACAGGTAATGTGGAAAAGGAGCAGCGGTTAATACCATTTGATAAATTTTAGACTGTTTAAATACTAACATCGTATTAGTATTAAGCATTATGGCTGCCGTTATTGGTTCCCCATCACCGGAAGAGCCGATTACAACACTACCAGAGCCAACTCCTGTCCAGTCATTTTCATTAGCGAGAACTGACCAGTACATAGTTGAAGGAGCCGCAGAAGTACAAAATGCAAACACACGATTATTTGCTGCTAGTCCTCCAAAAGCTGCGGGAGGGGTACCAGTTAGAATAGCCGCATCAGAGCCGGTAGTTGCTATCTCCCATGGGACGTCAGGACTATTTTGAACACCACCAAATGCAACTATCTTGTCATTAAAGGGAAATAAAGACCAATATTTATATGTTCCAGTTGAAACTGTTACCAAACCCGTTTTATCGGTGAAGGTTGTCCCAACGGTGTCATTAAAAAATATCTTATTTCCAGCGACAACAATTAATATAGGAGTACTATTGGCTCTGTTTATAATTCCTAATCCATATACAGCTGCATTTGAATTTAGGGCAGTTCCAGTTAATTTTGTTGAAGTATCGCGGAGCCTAAAACCGGCACCACCCGCATACACAACAATATTGTTTAAGGTTAAGGCTTGGTTATTTTTTAGCTGGTCAAAGCGAATATTTCCACAATACCCACCACTAAAGTCCTTTAGTTCAATATTCTTACCTTGAAACATGGTTTACCTATACTCAGGGAAATTTGGAGGGAACGGAAGATAGCCCACTAACCACCGTGGTCGAGTATCCCAAGGTTGAATACAAGTGAATTGATCCGGTATAGGATTATAGTTTTCCTTCATGTCCTTAACAGCTTCGTCATATCTAGCCTTAGCACTTTGTATCCGGCTATCATCAATATAAGCATGTCCAAACATCCACAGAGCGCCATAAACAATAGTGTCATGGAACTTTTCTGGAAGAAAAGGAGCGTCCGTACTAGCCAAGTCAGCTGGAATCATTAAATAGCGTACTTGAATATTCTCCACTGCTGACGGAATCGGATACAAGCCAATCTGCCAATATTTAGACGAATCAAGCCCGGCAAGATAATAGGACAGTGGATCGCCTGTAGCCGTTGGGTCAGGGAGGTATCTGTCGAAAGTACGGATATCAATAGCCGCAAGCTTAGAGTCAGTACGTGCTTGACGAGTATCAACAATCCTATCTAAGTCTGACGGAAGTGAGTAGAACACTTTCCGTAAGAGATAAGAGGCTCCTGAAAGATTCGCGGTTCCATTAAAAGCAACAGACAGGGTGGCCGAAGTACTCAGAGCATTATGGGCTGCAATGATATACCAGTCGTCAGAGACGGATGTAAACTGAATCATATACTGCAACGCGACACTGTTTGTAGGCCCACTTGAAAATGTTAAGGCCGTACTACCCGCGTTAATACTAACAGTACCAGTAGTAATATCTGCAACAGTTTGAATAGTGGCTTGCTTTAACAGCCAAGGCCAATTATCAAGAGCACATATCTTCTTATAAGCAGCATTAACCCATGCACCTAATATCGTCGCATCGGTTGTAGTGTCTAAACCCGTTTCTTGGGCAACTCTAGTCTTTAAAACAGAAAAATCCACAAAGGGACTCCTTTACTTCGAAATGTCTCCTACTTTTTGGGCACGAGCAACTTCACGGGCACGGGCCATGCGTTTACGAGCCTCTTCTTTTTGAAGCTCAGTCATAGGCTTACGGGCTTTCTTTTGTGGGGCTAAAGCCGCCACGGGTGTCCCCTCCTGCACAGCTTGCGCTGGGGGAGAAACAGGAGCAGGAAGCACCACGTGGGGAATATCTGAGAGAGGCCGAGGTCCAGAGGACATCAGGCCCGGTTGAAGCGCCAAAGGAATACGTTCTTGAATACGCTCTGCAATTGGCATTGACATTTTAATGTAATGGTCAATTGCAGCTAGTTTTGCCTTCGCTTCGTTATAAACCGTAAAAAATACATAAGCATCATCTCCGGTTTGACTTCTTTCAATACCCGGTAGAATTTCATCAACAAACGCATTGGTAGGGACTTTCTTTCCGTCCACCAATTGATATTCCGGCACAACACGCTGTTGGGGATCATAGGGATCTACTATCATCTTTCGTACACGTTGATACAAAAACTTCTTTGGTAGATTATCAATATATGCAACTTTATCTGTAGCACCAGCAACTTCTTTAATTAACACACCACTTAATACTTCCATGACATTTTCTCCTTTATTGGGTACAACTAAAGCCCTTAGATGAAGCTGGGCCTCAATAAATTTATTATCCAATCGTCTCAAATTCAGCAGTTACGAAAGAAACTCCGTCTCCTGAGACAATATAACATCCACTAGGAAGAACCATTCCAACTTTATAATCATGAAGTATGGACTGACTGGCTATACCAGTTAATAGGTCATACTCTGTTCCACTAGAATCTGTGCCGTTTAAAATTTGTGTTGTTTTAGTTCCGGATGAGAATGATTTACAGTTAATGTTGTAAAGACGTATAGCGCTTCCTGAACGTCCGATTGCTCCCGAAGCTAATACTTGATCTACTCCACCACTAAATGCAGCAAGAGTAACAGCACTTGTTGAATTGGTAGATAATGCTGTTAAGTTTCCAGCTGTTCCAGTAGCATCAATCGTAATCGTAACAACAGCCGCATTTGCCGATGCAGATATTCCGGTAAGTCCATCAATAGCCGCAGCTAATGAAGTAGCAGTTGCATCGTTAGAAATTGCCGCTAAAAAATCTGCTGCTGCTCCTTCTGTTAAAACTGTAGAGCCCACAGTTACTGTTTTAGTAACTAAATTAAGATAATTAGTAACAGTAATTGTAGCTGTAGCAGAAACGCCCTGTACTCCCGATATTGAGCGAAATGCCATAAATTATCCAATCACTTCGAGATTTACAGTTACATAAGTAGTATTTGAATCTAAATTAATATAACACCCCGTTGGTAGAACCATCCCACCTTCGTAGTTACGTACAACGGCTTGGTTAATAGTGCCGTTAATTTGATCGTACTCAGTACCATTTGAAGTACCATTTAAAATAGCAACAACTGCAGCAGTACCCCCTGATTTAACAACAATGCTGTGCACACGTATTGCGACACCGGGACCAGCGAGGCCGTCATCTGTTACGCGATAAGTTCCTGTCATATTTATTCCACCTTTGTCTTAATTGTATCTACTTCAATATTTGCTTTGTCTGCTTTTTTCCAAAAATCATTCTTTGTTATCACCGGAGCATCACCTATATGCCCTAAATTTATTGTCGGCTCTGCCCATAGTTCAAAACCCATTTCGTGGGCATTAACAAAGAAATAGAAGTCCTCAGAACAGGTTCCTTTGATGAATTTAAACCAAGGGCGGGGCAACACCTCAAATACACTTCTATGAACTAGTACACACCCAAATCCTGCGGCATGAACTTTAAATGGTTCTTTCTTGTCCTTATGAGGAAAAGCAAAGGTTCCTACGTATTTATTGGTACTGGATTTAGGTGAACCTAAACCTGTTTTTTCGTCTCTACCTTCCAGCTCGTCGCCCCTACTCCAGAGACAGGGATAGTTCATTCCTTTCCGTTGATAATAAATGCCTGTTACCATCTTGGCTTTCTTGGCCTCGGCGACATTAAAAAGCTTGACTATAGTGTCGGGATCAAACACCATGTCTGAATCCATCCAGAACATCCACTCAGTTGGGCTTTTAAGAAATGTATCAGCCAATACATTACGAGCATCATCTATTAGTGCTCTTTCTGTTATTCCAATATGTTTAATATCAATACCGTGTGTAGCAGAATAATTAACTAGAGCCATCATACTCTGAAGTGTTTTAGGTTCCACCATCTGAGCTATTGGAATTGCAATTGAACATTCACGCTTCATGGTGTTTCTCCCTAAAATCTTTTATAAACAAGGCAATAACATGAATAGGTTGATTTATAAACCAACAAAATTTATGCCACTTAGTTGGCACAACTAAAACAAATCTATTTTGACAGGCTCGCTTTGTGGCGTGGGTTACCATCGTCCACTGGTCAAAAACCATTAAGCAGCTTTGGCAGCGTAAGAGGTCAATTGATTCCATACACTGTCACCCTCTTTGTAAACTTAAACCCTTCCTCACTCACAGTGTTACGTAAGTGATTGGTGCACCAAGTAACAAACCATTCAGGAGTAAATAACATCCACCAGGTAAAAATTGTAGTTTGGCCTCTCCATACAAGTTCAAGGTTGCTAAAGTCTCCGTCCCTCCCATCTTGAATTGCCACAAGCAAGTTAGTCCCGGCTTGTTTATTATTTATAACCCCCGCGAAAGAGTATAGTCCTATACGGTTAATGTGGTCTTTGTAAGAAAATGCTGTGTCACTTGAAATTGGTGGAACCCAAACCTCAATACGTCCTCCCACCTTCACAAGTCTTGCCATCTCTTTCATACACTCAAACCAGTCTGGTATGTGTTCTAAAACATGGTTGGCAATAATTAAATCGTAGCTGTTAGATTCTAGTGGGTAGGGAGCCTTTGATAGATCCCACACAAGATTAATCCCATCATATTCTGCAATATCAACATTGGTTACATTAGAGGCTTTATAAACACATTTTCCGCAGCCGATATTTAAAACTTTTATCCCACCAAAATTGGTAGCTGGGTGATATTTGTTATAAATTTGAGAGGGCAGCTTATTATCCCACAAAAAAACTTCTTTAGCTTTAAGGCCCCGTTTAACTTTTCTGTAATACTTGATGTTCTGCCACAACCACTTGAAGTAACTCATCCCAAGACCTCCCAATCTCGTTCCATGTCTTTACATCTCTCGGTGCATTTTTATTTATTGTTTCAAACAACTTGTTATCTAAATAAACATCTAAAACTTTATTGACATACTCAACTACCCAAGAGTACATGTCATGCGGTTTATATTTGGTTGTGTATATTCCCGTTACTTCATTCTCAATAAATTCCGGGTTAGCTCCTATGTCGGAGGTAACCACCGGGCATCCACACGCCTGCGCTTGAAGTAAAAGGTTTGAACAAATCTCCGGGTAGCTGTTCGGCATCAACAAACACCGAGCTTGTCTAAGCAAATGTCCTAATACTTCTGGACTAACTGGGTGATAGATGTGTGCCCCACCCCGTTCCATGCTGTCTAAAAAAGCTTGTTGAGAGGAATTGTTCTCCATCCCATGAAGCTTCTGTGAACTGTAAATCCTAAAATCAATGTCTGGATTGTGTCGCTTTAGATTATCGTACACTGCTGGAATTGGTACAAATCCTTTAATTAGTGCAGAGGCGGTCAAAATCATCTGAGAATTTCGCTGTTCTGCAGTTCCTGGGTAGAATATTTTAGGATCTACTCCATTAGGAATGACTATAACTTTATCAGTTGGAATATCATAAAAATCTGTATATGTTTGTTTACAATAATTAGAAAGAGCAACAACTTTATCCACATACTTAAAAGCATCATCTTTAAGATATGTGAGTTGCACTACATCGTGCAACCACCATACAACCTTAGCCCCAATTTCCTTGCTATAAAAAATAAAGTCTTTAGGAAGAACGTTTCGATTAAAAATAACTACGTCCCACTTCCCAATATCTCTTCCAGAAGCTACGTAATTAACACCATTTATAATCTCATACCCATCTTTAGGCTCATAAGAGCTATTAACAAATACCTCATGACCTTGAGAGGCTAGGTATTCTGGAATGAGAGTAAGGCTATTTAATATCCCGCCTGTAGCTCTTGTGGTACGTTGGTGTGGGTCATGTCCTGCTGTTCCACAGACAAATAATACTTTCATTTTATCTCCCAATAAATTGTACTGGTTTAAGCAGAGCCAGCTTGCTTTCGGCCTTTGAAATTATCTCCATACCTAAGGTTCGTTACTCCCTAACTCCAACGATTTTGAAACTGTTAAGCGCGAACAAACACGGTTTTGAGGGCCGGGGTTGAATTAGCACTAGCCGCAGAAGCATACGTGTCCATTAAAGTCACGAAGTTCCACGGGTTTCCGCCACTCCACGTAAACGTCGCAGACGAAGCCGCAACGAAGGTGAATAGGTCAGCAACCGCTGTATCTTTCAGATACGCAGCAGAATCAACAGCATTAAGCTGGACTCCCGGCGTTGCAGATACCGCAGAGTCTTTCAACACCATGTAGGCAGAACAGATACCGTACACTTGTGCCCGACCATAAGAACTGTCGGAAAGAGCCACAGGAAGAATACCTGCAAAACTCCATTTGCGTGTAGTACCAGCATTAGAAACACTGATACCGTCCGGTGAGGCTACGGTAAAATATACCGCAGCTCCCAAGGACTGAGTAGCCCCTGAGATGTTACGCACCGCTGCGTAAACCTTTTCAGCGTCTGTTAACGGACCGCCATTTAATTGTGAAAACTGCATAGTTGTGTCTCCTTGAATTATTGAAGTATGTGAATGGCAATATCCGGTGTATTTGCAACAGTGATCGTGAACAATTTCGTGGTGGTGTTATACGTCGCACTAATTGCATCGGTCGTTGTTTCATTTACAGAGATGAAGCCTTTCATCGGTAATGCCCATGCGAGGGTATCGCCAGTAACACAAGCAGAAATGCGTATAGTACGAATTACGCCTTGTCCGCCAAGTCCTGGGGTGCCAGTTCTAAGAGAAGCCATATTAATGTTCTCCCTTAAGCCGTAATCGTATTCAGCTTACCGAGTTTACGACGGTTTTTAATGACGAGCTCAAGCGCAACAAGATATTGAGCAACACGAGCATCTTGATTGGCTGGTTTAACGAACTCAGTCAACTTAAAGTCCGTATCTGGATCAATAACGAGTTCCATAACATCACTGTTAAGGAAGTACATCACGCCAGAAGTGCACTGAGAATCGACATCAACAATCGCACTCTTAAACTTCAATTTTTCAAACGAACCATTTCCAGTGCCCGAATCCCCATAACGTTGCTGCGGGGTGAGGGAACCTTCATAATAGTCACGAATAGTCGTTGTGGTGAGAAGCAAGTCCGGAGCGCTGATCGGCATTCTTTGTTCAAGAGTGCTCCACAGAGTCCGCATATCCGCTAATCCTTGAGCCGAGAAAGATCCCGACGTGGTGTTAGTAGATTGCCAGAACGAATACGTGGTGGAGTTAATTTGTCCAATTGAGCTAGTCGCATCAATCGAAGTAACCAACGAACCAACATCCTGAGAGGCCGGAGACGCTGCGAACATATCGGTGTTCAATTTGTTCTGAAGCGCCATTTCCGCGTCATTAATTTTGGTCTTTACGAGGTCGAGAACCTCATATTTCCCTTTATTTTGAACACGCTCTTCTTTGCCTGAGATTGAGATAGAAGCCGCATACTGTTTGTACAGGTATTGGGCAGCCGTCTCATTGTCTTGCGGCGTGGTATCAATAGGTTGATAGTTCGAATAGGACGCAGCCGTTGTGTTGATGCTGGACCGAATCGGAACAATGATGGAAGTTCCACCACCACGTCTCACTTTGTTTTTCTTCGCGAGAAAATCAAAAAGTGTAAGGCGGCTAAATACCGCATCTTGCAACTCTTTAATGTCTCGATTTTCTTGGGTCGAGGTGATGAGTGCTCCTACGCCACCTGCCGGACCCCAACTAAATAATGTTTCCAAACTCATTTGAGTCTCCTTAAGAATAACTTTCTTAAGGCACTGCTATAAAATCTTCTCCTAAATCTTATTGCTTAGCCTTAACTTTAACTTTCTTATTTTGTAAAGCATAATTAAATGCTTCTTCAAAAGTACTTCCTTTATCTACATAAGCAACATTTGCCTCAGCACTAGTAGTACCAGTATTAATAACACCAGCTTTCTTTTCTTGAACTCGGCCTTGTGTGGCTGTCAAAGCATCTTGATAAGCAGCTTCACGAATCTTCGAACCACGTTCATAAGCAGCTTGAACCATTTCATCATAAGATTTATGTTTCCCATTCTTCATTTCTTCTTCAAGAAGAGGTTTCATAATTCCCATTTCATGGAGTTTAACAACGTCTGGATTCAGGTCAGCAAAATCAGATAAGGTTTGCTGAAACTGTGTAACTTGCTGGGTGGATCTTAATTGTTGAAGTTCTTGTCCGTACACTTGTGCAGCCTGATTAATCTGTTGATTAACCATGCGGTTTACAAGTGAACTAAACTTCGATCCAGTTTCGTCAAGTCGGGCATCTTCCCATTCCTGTTGTGTAACACCTGATTGAGCGGGGCGGGACATAGACTCCTGGACATTTGGATTCTCTTGTCCCCGTGCGCCTTGTTGTTTCCATGTTTGATAGTTCTGCCATTCTGGGCTGGATTGGAATCTTTTAAATTCCTCCGCTAAGCGCCTTTCCTCTGCAAGAGACATTGCCTTTTTTGTAAGGGTGCCTTGGGCTTTTTTGGCCCATTTTTGTAGTTCAGGGGGCAACTTATTCGGATCTCCGTCCCATTCTTGATCCGTTAATTCTTCTTTCTTAGGTTGTTCTATTGGTGCTTCAATTTTTGCTTCTACTTTGGCTGTGTCGATGGGGGCCGAGGTTGCAGTGACAGGAGCCAGAGGAGCTGCTTCTGGCTTTCCTTGTGCTGAACTTGCAGCTTTCTCAAGGGCATCATTACTTATCATTTGTTTCTCCTAGTTAAGGAGCCTTTCCATAAAGGGGGCTTTCCTAAAAATCTGTTAAATGAAATATTTCTTTCGCTTCTCTGGGCGCATATCGTCTGCTCGACGAGCTCCGTGCTTACGATCTCCAGCCTCATGCACTCCAGCTAGTTTCATTGCTTCCCATTTCTCTCTTTTGCTTGAGAAAGGGATGGGTTGGCCAGCTTGTGGATGACCATTTGGATAGGCTATGTTCTCTTCGTGATGTGTCCCGCTACCATATCCATAATAAACATCAGGAGAAACGGGAGTAGAAGAACTACAGCAATAACTGCAATACTTATAAGTAGTGCCATTATCTATAACCATCCGTTTAAGAGAAACTTCATCAAAAGATTTCTCACAAAGAGAACAGTTATTTCCCACCTGGTTTTTTGTCCTCTTGTCCCGTGAGACCAAAAGCCTCAGCTGCTTGAAGCTGAAGTTGCTGTTGCTTCGTCGCTTCACGTTCCGCTTTAATCTGAGTGTCAGCAGCGCTTTGCGCCACTTGAAGTTGCATCATCTGTTGTTGCTGTTGTTCAGACGCTGCAATGCGTTGTTTAGTGGCTTCAATTTCGTCCTGCATGGCTTTCTTGAATCCTTCCATGTCTAAACCGTCGGCAATCTCCGTGCCAATAAATTGTGTAAGAGGTCCACGTTGTACTCCAAGCTTGGGGAGAGTTTCCAACGCTTGAAACATATAAGCCATCTTCTGGGCTGTATCCAAAGGTTTAGTGGATCCGGGCACCACTTCAAAATCAAATTCACCTTTAATATCTTCTTTCGTAAAAGTGAATCCATTCGTTCCTGTAACGCTATTCTTCATTCCAGCCGAAGGACGTTGTTCAAGTTCTTTCATAATTTGTTCCATAGCATCACCAGTGACGGCAACATAAAATGGAACATCTGCATATTGTTGTAAGAGGGCAACTAAATTAGAGGCAATGTCCTCAATAAAATCTTCAATTGAGTCAATTTTATCTTCCCGGCGGTTGGCTGCTCCTTGGTTAAAAGCTTCCACTTCTCCTAATGAACGTGAAGAAGTTTTCTGTGTCCCGCCTTGCTCAGTAATGGTTTGTCCATGCACCCGAATCATATCCTGCTGCAAACGATCTTCGATTGCGTAAATGTCAGTTTGAATCTGAGGATAGGGAATTGGGGCCACTACTTCACTAATCGGACGGCCTCCGGTGTTAACATCAAGAACAGCACCAGCTACGCCCATTGCAAATTGTTGCTTAGTATCATCCGTCATTGTCCCATCAGACAAGAGAAGCTGTCTATTAAACCGCTTTAAATGGTCCAGCTCTTGGGCTCTAATCTTAATAAGTTCAATTACTTGGTCCTCAAACATGTAGCAATCCGGCAATCCATAAGGGCACCACGGATCCTCATTTAATCTGAGGAAAGAGAACGGAAACCCCCGCATATCATAAGGCCATTTGCGCGGCTCACGGATGTAATACTCGCAGCCCTCGGTGATTGTAAAGAGGACTTGGTTCTTTTTGTCCCACACTTCATAGAGTTTTATTTTGGGTGTGGTGGGATCAAAGCGTTGACGACCGTCAATAGGGTCTTTGGCTGAAGTTATGTCATCTTCTTTAAGAGACGGCTCTAAATTTTCAGTATGCTTAAATTCTTTATTATTTTTAACCTCGTCTAAGTCCATCCACACAGCATGTGCAATCCACTGACAATCAAAAGGAGGATCATTCGAATCCGGATTAAAGAGAATATTTTCGTAAGGAACTCGATATCCGAAAAAATCCTCACTCTCTACAAATTCGAAAGTGTTGCCATTAGCATCTTCTATAGTACCGAACTTTCCGGTGTATCCGGTTTTAAACCAACTATGTCCTACAAGAAGAACATCCAATAGATTCTTTTTATTCTCTCTTTTAATCTTCTTTGTACGCCAAATGTAATTTAGGGCTCTTTCTAAAATCTTTGCAGAAAGAATAGAGGATCCTTTCTTAGGGTTGACTGAAATACGAGGGTCACGAAGAGCTAGACGAGGAATCTCGGCTTTGACGTAAGCAAAAATATAATTAAGCGCCGGGATGTAGATATCGGCGGCATCCTGAAGCCCGGTGAAATAACCTCGGTATTCTTCAGTTAGACGAGTCCAACGAAAATGTTCAGAGGCTTTCTTTTGGTAGCGCTTCGCATGTTCTATTTTTTGGAGCCACGTTTGGACAGCCGACGCTTCTTTGCGTTGCTGTGGACTCTTCTCAGCGTTTGTATATTTTTTACCTCTAGCCATAAATCTCCTAACGAATATCTCTAAAAAGTTTGCCAATCACTGTCGGCTTTTTTTCTGCTTTCTTCTTCCACCATCCCATTGACCCTTCTGGGTAATCCTTATTTTTTTCTGTAAAAGAAAAAGGTCTCCAAAATTTCACTTGATAGGAAAGAGCGTCAATGATGTCGTCATGCGCCCCGCGGGGAAACTCCATAAGCTGCTCTTCAAGCTGAAACATCCCAGGGGCATGGAAGATACGTCGATTAGAATAGTGGGGGATGAGCCCTCGGATACGAGCCACCTTCGTTTCATTTGTATCCGGCTTCACTTCTTGAACAACAAAGAATTTTCCACGCCGTCTCATCTCTGCCTGCATCAAATCCATGAGCATGATTTGTGATGTAACAGTTTCTACAAGAACCTTATCAACAAGAACATATTTGTCTACAAGTCTAAATATTTCTTCCACTAACATCTGTGGGTTGAGCTTAAGGCCTTTTGCTTCTAAAATGTAGACGTTGTTATCAGACAAAGTTTTTGTAACTACAATACCCGAATCGTCATTACTCTGCCTCAGCCTAAAAGCCGGGTCCAACGAAATCATTACTGGAGCTAATGGAAACTCATTGGCAAGAAGAGTGCCGGGTTGGATATTAAATTTTTGAAACCAGTCTCTCTTAAACTCCAAAAGAGCATCATCCATGGGATCATTAAGATACTGACCAAAAAACTTGCCTTTAGTAGAACTCTTAAGACGTTCGATGGATTCAAGTTTCTTTCCCTCTTCTGCTGCTTGTACTCTCTCAGCCTCTGTAAGGCAAAAAGCCTCTGGAAAAATCACTTGTCCTTTCTCAATCACTTTACGAATGAGGATGTCATATCCAGGCAACATTAAATTTTTAGCAGCTCACGCCAATTTTGGCGCTGCTCCACCGTTTCTATAGGAACATCGTTAATACTACGAGACTCATTTTCGATGAGATCTCCATAAAGATCTCCCATTGTGTAGCGAGTGCCCACAAGCACAATACGCCCGCCTGGGTTAAGGAGAGGGAGACAGTCTTTATAGCTGTCTATGGCTTTACGCACCTGTTCTGGGGTGGTGGTGTTTTCTGGGGTCACTACGTCGTCGAACACCATAAGGCTGCAATGACTCCCAGTCTTTCCTGTATCCAACCCCCCGGTACTTATAGAGGGGTCCTTAGACAGAATCGAGTTCTTCTGTGCTATGTCAATGTTATCTATGGTCCAGCGTCCATCCTGTGATTGAAAGGAACCAAATAAGTCCTTAAGGGGACTAGTTATTAATATGTTCTTAATCTGATGGAGCAAATCTTTACTAAGTTTCCAAGTGGCACTATAAAGGCCCACGGTTTCGTTCGGGTTTCTAAGGAGCTGTTGTATCACCCAGATGACAGAGATGATGGTGCTTTTCTGATGACCCCTGGGAAGGAGGATAATCTTACGGTCCCCCGGTTTCTCTAGATGGGCCTGAAGGCCCCCATGGAGATTGTCGTTCCAACGGGTGAGGCCACACACCTGTGTCACTAAAAACTTTAAGTCAGCCTTGCAGCGTTCCCTTAATATAGCCTTCTTATCAACAGCCATTTAGAGACTATCTTGATAGAGCTTATCTACTGCCGAGTTCTGACCCTTGGGCGCACGGCCTACAGGTCCCCGCTTAAATTCTTCTGGAAACATAGCTTCCAGCCAAAGCTTAGCTTCTCTTGTCTTTCCTTCCAATGCAGCCACATAGAGTTCCCCCTCTATCTTATGACGCATTTCAAGTAGGGTTTCGTGGAACGCCTCATTGAATTTCAAGTCTTTTCGAAGGTGCCACTTAAGAATCTTGACAGAAATGCCTAAATCATCGGCGGCTTTTGTTTGATTTCCATGGTTTTTCAAAGCCTTCAGGAACTGGGTTTTATCCTTCGCATTGAAGGGAATAGAGCCGTTTAAATCGTTATTTTTTGTATTTTTCTGCTCCAGGAATCCAGTGGCGTTATCTTCAATATAACCCATCTTTTCAAGTTCTTCGTCGATCACTTTGAGGGCTCCCTTTTTAAATTTTTATTCGGATAATGCTTGAGGGTTATATGATTTCACCCCCCGGCCTGGGGAATCACTTAAAAAATCCAGGACAAAAAAGAATTGTTATTGCGCACTGCCTCTGTAAGGCGTTGCCTATTGTTGAGATACCGTTGATACAGGGGGATAGTCAGAAGAACCGTTAGAGGGGCATCTACATTCCGTCTACAACAACATGAAATACATCTAAAATCAACAGCATACTACATGATATGTAAGCTAAACAGACTAAATAGTCTGGTTACATCTTCAATTCACCTATCCCACAATCTATTGCTCGGCCATCATTTGTTTAACAAAAGCTTGGTATTCCCTCGTTAGATCATCTAGATCTATCTCGGTTTGAATATAAGAATAAACATTCATTTAGTCTCCAATAATAGAAGGGTTTGTTAAGACGCTTTCCATCATGTATAGGGTCAACTAAACGTTGACCGTTAAAGCAACAATGTTGCCGTTAAGGCGTAGCTATCGCTATGGAGCTTATATGTCCCTGAGCATCGCTGGCTCAGCCAATATAAGCATTGTCGTCTTGATCGGGAGTAAGCAAGCTTGCCTTGCGGTTTGCCGTGAATCCCTCGCCTTTCTAGGGTGCTTCACATGGTTGGTATCCTAGAACCTAAAAGGTATGTCGATAAGATAGACAGGGGGGAACAACTATATGATGTATAAGGCCACTAGGGTGCAAGCCCTTATCCTGACAGAGCCTAGATTTATAACACCAACATAACAGTGTTACATAAATAAGAGTGAATCGAGGGTTTCACACCCCCTAATCCACAACTATTTGTAAAATAGTTTGATAATGGTTGAATATCAACACATATATTTTATCCAATTCCATCATGCTTCTGTACCCGGCCCGTTATTCGGCTCACATGCTTAAGCTTCTCAAACTGGTCTCTAAACTGCTCTGCTTCCCGCCCTAGAGTATATACACATTCATTGCATATAAGCCCATGCTTCCTAACATAAGACAATAGCCCTCTCTTTTCTTTACACCGCCTACATTCTTTGGACACACAATCCTCCTTTAAATACCTATATACAGTATATCATATATAGTGTCATAGTTCAATAGAGAATATGTTAAAATATCCATTGACAAGTTGTGATACATGAGGTATAAGATAGTGTAGCAGATGAAACAAACGGAGGCTGAATATGAAATTCATTAGAGAGATTCCAGCTCAAAACATCACCGATAAGATCATCAATAACCTAGAACAGTTTGGATTCACCCGCATTTGGCGCTGTGATAGTGTCGAAGTGTGGGCCCAGGTGACCCTCTAATGTATCCCGTGGTGTATGTCCTTAATGACGTTGTTTACATCAAGTTTCCTAAGCGAGGTAAATAATATGGCAAATGGCGACGGTTTACGAGAAGTGGATCAAGAAACCTTAGACGGGTTGGTGAAATAATATGAAATGCAATCAATGTGATTTTCTCTATATTAATGGTGTAGGTTGTCACGAAATAGGTTGTCCAAATGTAAAGAAAAAACGAGATTGTTTCTATTGTGGGTATGAAATGGAAACGGAGCATAGTTGTCTAGAAACGGAGGAAAACTAATATGAAAACTAAAACCAAATATAAAGACGTATTCACATTAGAAGCCGGTCGCACTATAGTATTAGACGGTAAACCCTTATTCTATCTTCAGCGAATAGAGGAAAACATATTACCAGTAAGGGCGGATGAATTCGCTAAAACTATTGTCCGGCTTCTAAACAAGGCGGTTAAATAGTATGAGCCGGAAATTTATTAGAAGTATTCGCAAAGCGCAATCGTTTAATGAATGGTTAGAACGTCTTAAGCGGTTCAATTACTCACTGATAAAGGAAAACGGCTTGCAAGCGTGGACACTAGCAGATTATAAAACATACTAGCAGAACATGGGGCGGACAATATGAACGAACTTGAAACAGCATTACAAACTATTAAGGCGGTCGCGTTTGGCGCGTTCATCATTAACGGGCTATTGTTGGGAGTCTTAGCGGTCAAATTTAGTTGGAGGTAAATCAAATGTGCTTACAAAATATGGAGACAGGGCTAGATCTTGATACGCTTGCCCTTATAGACAGAATTAAGAATGAACCGGCATTTCGAGAATACGCTATCTCAGCCGTAAGTAACTATGAAAGAATGATAGAGTTTTCAAAGAAGATTCGACAAGCGGTTTATATAGAGAATTCTACTAAGAAAACAAAACAAGTTATGATAGAATATGCGGACTTTCTCAGAGAATGTATTAAGAACATGGAGGGTAAATAATATGGATCTTAAACTACTGAAACAAGTTATAGACCAATTAGTGCTTAAACATAATGGAGATAATGTTGCATTACACATGATAGATAGTGTGTTAAGAGATGGGCTGGCAAAGATATACTCATTCGAATACACTAACAAGCAGAAGGCGTGGAAGGATAAGAACTCAGTGGTGAAACAATGAACTTCTGGATCAATTATATGGACCGTAACGAATTCTTAGCTATGGCGTGGATAAGAGTGGCTATGTATCAAACCTTAGGAGAAACTATATGAAAATATATACAGACCTAGAACTTAAAGAAATTCTAAAGCTTCATTCGTTGTAGCTGATTAATGATTCTAACGGAAAACCGGCCAACTTGAGAGGGGCCAACTTGGCAGGGGCCAACTTGGGAGGGGCCAACTTGAGAGAGGCTAACTTGGGAGGGGCCGACTTGAGAGGGGCCGACTTGAGAGAGGCCGACTTAAGCACTTTTGAAATTCTTCCAGAAGGAACCATTATTGGATACAAAAAACTTCGCGACAAGTTAATTGCAAAACTTGAAATTCCCTTAAAAGCCAAAAGAGTGCATGCCTATGGATCACGTAAATGTCGAGCAGAATACGCAAAAGTTCTTAGTATTGTGACATTTGAAGGAAAGAAGGTGAAACAAGGCTATGGGATGTATGATGAAACTTTTAAATATGTTGTTGGAAAGACTATAAGGCCTGATTCATTTAATTCAGACCCAAGAATTGAATGTTCAAATGGAGTACATTTTTTCATAACAAAACAAGAAGCAATTAACTATATTTAAGGAGAAATGACTATTAAACTTAGGAGACAATATGTCTAACGAGGAAGCACAATGGAAAGCAACATTCGAAAAAGGGATTGAACTGGCTAAGCATCTACATTATTATGTGACCATATGGACTAAACCATTTTCACAATGGTGCTTATTGGATGTAGTCTTAACGCTTGTGGGATTAAGCGTGGTGTACTTAGTGGGGTTGATGTTAGTGGTGGCAATTAAGTCTATTGGAGAATAATATGCGTAACGCGCTTGTATGCATCCTTCTTTTAAGTGCTATTGGCTGTTATAAGAAAGAGGCCCCAGAAAGACATGTGGCAATCTTATCTAGTTTGTCGTCGGTGGCTATCACTTATGTCCCTAATGAGCCTATAGCCCCTATTGGTGATAGAGTAGATTCCTTTATAGGAAACCTAGATATGCATAAGCGGGTATTTCATATAGGAGATGGGGCGCACACCGTCTACATCAAAACATCAAATGACAAAGAATGGGAAAACATCCCCAGTACTCCAGGGGCCCTATCAGGGCCTCGATACACTTATGATCCAATCACAACGGAGATACGTTTTAAAGACTGTTTCGAAGGATGGGCCTACACTATATACGTGATTAAGCATGAAGAAGAAAGAATCTTATAGTTTGACATTGTGGACAAAATGATGCATTATAGGACATATGGAAACAATAGAGATTAAAGCTTTTAAAAGAGAGCTTATTGTGCTACTCGATGAGGCAAGAAATAAGGGGAAAACTATTGGAAATGTCCCAGTAGCACAAGCCTATATTAATGCAAAAATAAGTGTGCTGGAAACTCTATTAATTTTCATAAATAATACAGAGAAAAGAGGGAGTGTAGATATGCGTGAATTAAAGGATAGTTTGACAGTGGGAGAGACGATTGCCCTTGATGAATTGATGAAGAACAGACGGGGCGGCATTCTTGAGCCTAAGCTTATCGAGGAAGCCAGTAAACTACAGCCGGGACAAGCTCGACTCGTTAATGCTGAAGTGATGCTTTACGGGCATTTCTCTACCCTTGTAGGGGAAATGAGGAAGAATGGGAAGCTTCCAGAAGATGTTAAGCCTTGGAAGCGTGGAGAGAAGTTCTATTTAGTCCGCCTAACCCCTGAATTATTGGCTATGGAGAAAGCTAAGGTACGAAAAGGACGTAAAAAAAGTATCTCTTGAAATCCCAGCTTTCCCAGTTATACTCCTCGATAGCGTAGGAGGGACGCTAAGAGAGGGTAGGGTTATGGGATTATGGATATTTGCCGAAGAATTAGAACGCATAATGTTATTTTCATTCAACTAGGGGAACGTGATGATTTATCAATGGTGCAAGAGATGTGGGGTACGAACTGACCTTTGTGCTGAACCTGTTCTTCATAAACAAGAGGAAAAACATGTCTATGTAGCTAATTTCTACATTGGCGGACGTTATGGAAAACGTACGCAGAGAGAGTTTCCAACTAAGAAAGATGCTGAGGCTTATGAATACACTACAAAAGCAGATTATAAACGGGGGCTCTATTCTCTTGACAATGAGATAAAGGGACGTACTTTGTTTAAAGACTTTGCCAAAGAATATATTGATAAGGTTGTGAAGCGTTACATGAAGGGCAAAGACTCGGAGATGTATCGAATTGATAAATATATAGCCCGGTGGAAGGATCGTCCTATACGCACGATTAAGCATGAATTTGGCGACGAATACATTCAAGAATGTTTAAATAATGGGATTAAGCCTAATTCTATTAACCGGGAATTAACAGTACTTAAATCTATGATGAAATGGGGCGTAGAGAATGGGTATATACAGAAGAACCCATTCATGAAATTACGTCGGTTTAAAATAGATGATGTTCGTGTAAGATGGCTTGATGATAATGAAATAAATCTCCTGTTACGCGCATGCGAGTCTTTGGG